ATATCAAGTCAGTGTCTTGACCTCCATAAGTTTGTGAAGTAAAATCTTGGGTATCTATTTGTACAATTTCTGCTGCCATTATTGTGGATTAGCTAATGTTGTTCCTGTTTGTAATTCTACTATTTGTCTTTGAGCATCAAGTAAATCTGTTCTTAATTGAGCAATTTCAGCTTGCAAAGCAATTATTTCTTCTTGATTTGCATCAAAATTAATATATTCACTACTTGTTTTGATCAAATATTCGTGTGAATTAGTTGTGCCTAATTCGGGTATATTATAAAAAAGTTCATTGTAAAGGGCAAAGAACTCTTCTGTTGTTGGTTGTTCCGCTATTCTTTCTTGAATAGTTTGAACCCCCAATTCTTTAAAAGACGTATCTATAACTTTAGTATACTGTCTTTTATCATATACTTGTTTCTGTAAGTTTATGCTTTCACTCATCCGTTAATAACTTTAAAGTAATAGCTATCATCATATATTATTGTAGAACCCTGGATAGTGGATTTGATTAAAATTTGGTAATATCTTTCAGGTTCTAAGCCACTCATATAAACATCAAAATAATTACCAGTTGAATCGGAACTAATTTGAGTATAATTGTTATCGAAGTTAATAACAAATTCGTTAGTAGCCAAGTCTTTTATGGCATAGTACGAAGCAGTTGGTAAATAATTTAAATTAGTGTATAAAGATGATGTTTGATATACTCTAGCGGGGTATAATGGACTTACATTAATGTAGAATCTATTTACACTTTCAGGGAAGAAAACACCAGGATTTTCAGCTAAGGACATCTTAATATTAGAAGTTGTAACTATACTCCCACTAGCAGATCCAGTTAATACAGTTGTATAATCTCTCCATCTAAATTCCAAAGTTGGAGGATATATTGTATTTGTATCAACACTATAAAATTTAAATATAGGTTGAACATATTCACTTGCATTAAATTCTTGTGAACCGGTAAGTTTAACTACAAAACCATAGTTTGGAATAGATGAACTATACCATGCATTTACGGTATTACTAATATTAATTTCAATATCTTTTACATCACGTAAAGCAAACGATTCAGTAACTAAATAATTTGAAGCGGTATACCAGTTCCCACCACCTTGAGTAGTATAAGTTGAATTATATGAGCTGGTGTATGTTCCTCCTGAGTTGGTCCCACTTAAAGACCATGGGTTTGAGCCTGAAAATAAGGAAAATTCCCAAGAAACTCCATCTGTAACAATAGGGGAGTCTAGAGTATATCCTGTACCGTTGTTCCATTCTTGGGCAACAGGACGAATTTCTAGTTTTGTAGATTGGTTAAGACCTTGTGCTTCTGCTATAAAGTTTTTTAAATAAATAGCATAACTACTTCCAGATATTTTATTATTAATAACATCTTGAATTTCAGTTGTGTCAAATTGAATTAAATATCTAGATACATCCGGGGTTCCATCTAAACCAAGTTTATTAGATGCTTCTAAGATAGCATCTAACCCTGTGTTCATTGTGGGATAAGCAGAATATAGAGTGGCGTCTTGAGTAGGAAATAGTTTATATACAGCCATTTATATATTTTATTATAAATATGGCATTATAAAGGAACTACTTTACCTTTTATATCAGTGTTAGGGTATTTTACTTCAAAAATACTAGGATCTAATGAAGGATAAATTATTTGATTTTGAGTTGCTCCTGTTATATCATAAGCATACTGTGAATATCCTGATGTTGTTCCTGCTTTATTGGAAATTGAAATATTTTTAACAGATTGGACACCTGAAATTTTATCGAGAAGGATGTAGAGGTCACGAAGTAAAATTGGTTGGTTGATTTGCCAATTGTTTATGTTAAAATATGTCTGTAAAGCAGTGACACATGCTAATAGAACTTCATTATTATTATACTCAGGTAAAACTATAATTTCAAAATCAACACCAATATTAATAATAAACGCATCTCTAATTTCGATATTATCACCAATCATTCGGTATTGGGACATATAGGTGCGTAAATTATTTTTTAGATCATCAGTAGCAATATCTAATTGTCCTTGAGTGTTTAAAGACAAAACATATAAATTAAGTGTTTCAATAGTTGAAACTTGAGCATCTGTTAATTTAGGTTGTTCAATAAATGTTTTAGAAACAGCACCGTAATCAGCAGGCATACTTAAAGCTCTAACTAAATAATCGTCTGCTGTAACTGAACGTTTTTGAGAGGCTACTAGGGCTAATGAATTTTGACGAATTTCTTCCAGTGTGTCTCCTCCACGACCCCCAGATGCAGCTGCAACATTATTAGAGGCTAACGAGTTAAATATGTAATTAGCAGTAGTAGAGTTTAGATTAACATTGTTAAATTTACAATTGTCTTTATTTAAAGTAGTTAATGTATTAGCAGCAATGTTTGATCCAACACCACCACCAGTTAAATATCTTACTGTTAAAGTAGTATTAGACGGCGAAATACCATATGTTCCGGTAAATAAAAAGTTTGTTGGGGAATATGCTGTTGTAAGTTTATCTTGAGTAAATGGTAAACCAATACCTACATTATCTGCATTTGGAGTAATCTCTTCAGTTGTATCTGAAGGGGAACCAGCACCAAATTGGAGTTGGAGATTACTTAAGGAAGTAAAACGAGTTGCAAAACGACGAGCTACTTTTTTTAAACGGAGTAGATAAGGTGTATTTCCGTTTACGTTAGGATCATATATATTAGAATTTCTTATAGTATCAAATGCCATTTCTTGACCTAAATGATCCACTTCATACCATTTATTACCATCTGAATCAGTAATATCTAATATTTTAATGATGTTTGAATCCTGTATATTTACTGTTTGGTAAGGTAAAGGGGCTCCAAAAGTAAAAGTTGTTGAATTTATAGTAGCAGATATTGCTCTTCTACTCTTTTTTAAAAGAAAATATTGTGGGATATTACCTGAAATTTGGTAGATAGAAACTTCAGTTGGGTCTTGAGAGCTTGAAACAGAAAAATCAATTTTGTCTTGAATCAAAAATGTTGTTCCGTTTTGAGAAGTTACAGCAGTGTTTTCAGAAACCGTAACAGCATAAGAATAGTCAGGTACATAATTACCACTACCGTCATTAATAGATGGTAATTGTTGATACACATCAACTACAGTTTGTGCTACACCTGTTGTCTTTGGCTTATAACCAAACATATACGCTAACTCAAATACATTATTTGTTTGTTGAGCATATTGAATAAATGTTTCTTGAAATTGGTTATCTAAATAGAAACTTAAGACATCCCCAACATAAGATGCTTGTTCCATAAACATCATTCCTGGCGATGTAGGGGAAAAATCTGTATAGGTTTGTGGAAAATATGTTCTAGCATATTCTATTAAACGAGCTCTAAAATCAGTAAAGTCACGGTTAATATATTTTATGTCTCTATTTGTAGTAGCCATTTTAGAATTGGAGAGTTAGATTATCGTTTACGTTAGAATTAGCAATAGAATACTTTAATTTGATGATTACTTCATTAGTATCATCATTTCTAAGAATATCTATTGAATTAACTATAACATTAGGGAATACATTTTGAATACTAGAATTAATATTTTGTTCTAAACCCGCTAGTGTTCCTTCAGCAATTTGTTCAAATATAAATGCTCTTAAACCACCTCCAAAGGTTGGATTTAAAGGAATTTCTCCTGGGTTAGTTAAAAAATAGTTAATTAAGTTATTTTTAACAGCCTGGGCTGTTAAGTAATTTTGTGTGAAAACAGCAGGGCCGCTAAAAGGTAAATTTACCCCAACCGCAACATTTGGGTTTAAATCAACTGGGTTAATTTGTTGGGGGTTAAATGGCATTATTTGGTATTCAATAAATTCATAATTTGATCCATTCCTACCTCACCAGCACCTAAATTACCATTTACAGGATCAACAGCTTGGGGTCTAAATGCTGTTTGGGCATCTTGTGATGTAAAACTTAATTTAGTCTCATTCATTACATCCATATACGCTTTTCTTGCATCCATTGTAGGTTGAGTAAAAGTTGGGGTTGTTGGTTGGGGTGGTACTGGGATTGGGGTATATGATTCCTTTACAAGTGTTTTTGGAGTACGAACTGCTTCCAAAAGAATATCTTTTAATTCCTCTTGAATTGCTTCTCGTACAGCTTCTTTAATTAATTTTTTTAATCCGTCAATTTTCATATGTTTATAAATATTAAGTTAGTCAGCTTTTAAATCATTTTGCTGAATGTAAAATACTAGTTCATCTATTAATATTTGGTCAATGGAGCTAAATGACCATTCTCCTTTTAACATTACCACACCTTGTTTGTTACGTGCAATAGCTCTTCTACGTTTTAGAGTATTAGGTGAATTTTCTGTTTCAACACCCATTTCAAATCCATTTACATTTGTAACTACAGGAGATAGTTGAGTTG